ACGACGACTCCGGTTTTTATTGAACTCGGAAAAAGGTTTCTCAATCTTGCAACAGTTGCACTTATACATTTTTTGCAGTCAACCCTTTTGCATCTGAATAAGAAAGATTCAACTCTGGACGAGCAATACCTTTTAAAGCTAACTCAGTTACAGCCCAGACCATTGCGTCCAATCTATCTGGTGATCCAATACTGCCTAAAGGACACCATTGAACCATCTGGTCTTCAAGAAGGTCAAGACCCCTAACATGCTTTACCCTACCTCTTTCATAGAGAGCGGATACAGGTTCAGCACGGGCAAACTTACCACGCGAAGCATGAACAAGTTTAATAGGAATTGTTTCATCAATGGTCTTGAAGGTGTAACGCACCATCTCACCACCTTGGTTGCGTTCTGCCACTATTCTATCAGCCCCGTATTCGTTATACAGTTCGATAGCCCTAGCGGCCCAACCCTCTGGTGTGAACCTGTCTGTTGCATCTTGCAGGATATAGCAGACACCATTGATGTCCATTCCAGCAACAACAATACCTGTCAAGTCACTTTCAGCATTTGATGAAACAGCCGGATCGACTGAAACAACAACCCTAGCAAGCGTCTTAGCAAACTCTACAGGATTATCGACTTCAACTTCACAAGTAGAAAGGAGTTGTCTTGTCCAGAGAGCGCCAGAGGCTTCATCTAGGATTTCAGCATAAAGTTCTTGACGACCAAGACGAGTACCTTCGTATTGAGACTTAACAGCCTCTAGATACGTGGAAGCAAGGTTTGCTGAGTTATCAAAGGTAGAACCATAAGTAACAATAGTCTTAGGGTTCTTCATAATGTCCCTGACCAACTTAGTCGGTTTAGGGGTTGTAGTTACACAAACTTGAGGATGTTTACCAAGACGGAGACAGAATTGGAGCATGTCCCAAGTGTCTCTGTCTCTATTCCATGCAGCAAGTTCGTCGCACCAAGCAGCTTCAAACTGCGGACCACGAAGACGTTCAGGTTCTTCGGCAGAGAAGAATTGGACGTATGCACCATTCTCCCAAGTCAGAAGACGTTTAGTTGGCGACCAGATGGGCTTTCCCATAGGAACACCCTTATCAGTCTTGTCACCAGACCAACAACGAGAAAGGAAACCAGATTCACCGTTAATCATTACTCGTTCAATATCCGAGTTAGTAGCGGCGATAGCAGAAACACGCTTGTAGCCATTTTTAATTAGGCCACGTACCCATTCAACACCAGCACGGGTTTTACCGAAACCCCGACCAGCATTGATGAACCAAGTGTTCCAATCGCCAGCAGGTGCAATCTGTTCAGGTCTAGCCCAAAAAGGCCAATTGTAAGCAAGTTCTTCTGCTTTGGCAGGGCCAAGTTGCAACAACAAAGCCTCAAGGTCTTCACCCATTGCCCTCAAATCGTCGGCATGTAGTTTAAGACCATTCTTACTCATTTTGGTTATTCTTCTTTCTTGCGGCCAAGAAGGGCAAGAAGATCATCAATGGCACCAGTGTCTTCTTTGGCGTCTTCGGGATCAACTTCCTCAATCTTGACTGTCGGGTTCCAGCCAGCTTTAGAGCGAAGGAAAAGTTCAGCAGCTTTAAGATCGCCCTCAAGGGCTTTGTTAACAACAACAGAACCAACAAGTTCTTGGATTTCAGCACGGGCTTCTGCAATATCATTGCGATATGTACGATACATGCCATTCATGCTAGAAGGTGCATGGTCATATTTCTGAATGTTGTCCAGAATGACTTTCATCGACACACCAGCCCTAATGGCTTTACGAATGTATGTAGCGATGTGGAGATTGTGTTTCAGCTTCTCAGCCATTTTTGACTCCTAGTCAAAATAAGTTTCGGCTAGGGCCGAATGTCATAAAACCTCAGACTGTGATTGCTCTTGTCCGAGCATTTGTAACAACAAACTGGTGCTGGTGGAGAGACTTGAACTCCCGACCTTCGCTTTACAAGAGCGTTGCACTACCAACTGTGCTACACCAGCATTAAGGGGAATTGGCAAGGGTGGAGAGACTTGCACTCTCACTAAGAGTTTTGGAGACTCCCGGCAGAACTATACTGCATCACCGATATAAGTGACCCTTCGGGGTGCGCTTGGTTTTCTATTGAGCAATGTTGTCTCAAATACCAGAAGGCGTGAAGGGTCTTTATGAAGAAGTCCAGCTTACAACTTCTGGTCCTTCGTACTCATTAAAGTAAACAAGCCACATCGGCATCAAGCAATTTCACTCTACAAGCAATCTTGGGGAAATGCGATGGTTGTGGCTTGTGGATGGGTATATAGTTGTATTGTTGGTTTTTGTCAAGGGGTAAAGTGATAAAAATATCACTAAAACAACAAAAACTACACCTTTTCTTCTTCTTTTATTGCATTTCTGTACCAAAGTGGAAGAAATCTGTCAAATTCATTCAACTTTTTACCAGATTCCAACCATCTATCCCTAACTTCGATAGCCTCTTGTTTGTTGTAGGTTCTGTAGATCGACTGATCCTTACCCCTTCTAACAACAAACATCCTATTGATAGTTCCTACCCAAATGTGATCTTCATCCGTCTCAAGGTACTCATTCTTGATACTGTTGTTCTTCTTGTACATATCCTTGTAAGGAACAACAACCAGATTGTCATACTTCAAGTTATAGACATCACCATCCTTGTAGATGATTCTCTCACTATCCTCAAGATACTTCCCACTACCAATCATGTAAGCTACTCTAGCAAGTTGGAAGTTGACTACCTTCTTAGTAACTACATCTCTATAGGAGAATGTTCTATCCACAAGTTCTTTACCACTAATCAGACTCTTGAAGATACCAGTCTCTTTATCATAATCAAGGATAGTCATCAGTTCCTTGATAGTGTAGCCTTTGTAGTTATCCTTCATGGATTCTCTCTGTTAGTATCTCTATTGAGATAGACTATGGTTACATGGTAGTTGGTTTGTTGTAGTAGATCACTTACAGTAAGTACATTATAGTATCTATATAGAGATAGACTATATGTACCCTCTAGTAAGTACAGGTTAGGTAGTTCCTTGTAGTTTATCCTGTATAGTATCTGTTGTAGTAGATATGTATATAGGGAAGGGTGGCGGAGGATTGTTTATAGTAAGTGGGTGTATTGTTGGCTTTTGTCAAGGTCCATTACAAACTTTTCTTTAAATTTTTTGTTTTTTCTGTAGCTGTAGCACCTATATGATAAAAATGTTAAAGAAAGTACCCCCACCTTTATGAAGAATCAGTCACGGTATAACACACTAATAAGTTGCGTGTCAAATTTTTTCTTTAGGATTAATAACTGGTTACCACACCACCACCGAATCACCCATACTTTTGTAGGGGGTCCCATCCTTTAGTATGTCAATAGAAAAATTGATCCGTCACGGAAAATAATTGTCACGAATCAATCATTTAGTGCTTGACATTCATGTAAAATATTAAGGCAGAGAGGCGAATCGCCAACACTCTAAGAATTTTATCAAACGGTCAAAAGTTTACCAAACAGTCAAAAGATTCATCACGTTATAGCGACAACCTATTGACATTACTAGATAAGTCCGACTCAGATCATACCGAATCGGACCTATCCTTTAGTATGGGGAATTAGGGCTGACTAGCGATTGCGCTTGCCTTGCGCTTTCCGGTTCCATGACTAGGGAATCCGACAATGCAATCGCGCTTGGCAATGGCGCAAAGGCCACACGTTGCACATGACACATTGTCACGAATCGTTGCCGGACATACCACAACTTTCCGGCCTTTGGGCGTGACGGTGTTACTTGTCTGGTCATGGGGCAGAACGACAGTAACAGGCGCGATGCCCATATCTGCTAGGTCATCAGCATGTGACAGGTTATTGCCCGACAGGTTAACCGTGAAACCAGACCGATTCGCATTAGCGATTGCAAGGCGTTCATGGGGCGTGTCAAGGGGCTTATGGGTATACGTGAAACCCCGTTTTCCCTTGTTAGCTTGCACCAGTTGACCTAGTGCAATGGTATCTAGGCAATCCCCTTCACCTTGCAGGTCACCCGCTTGGTTGTGTCGCCATAGGATGCCACGTGGCAATGCCGCAATCTTGCCAAGGAATGTTTCCCAATTGTCACCCCTCTTGCCTTGCGTGACAGCCTGCCAATGGATTGCAAGCGGCCCTGACGTTGCATAGCAGCCACCTACGTTAGACGTGTTGAAAGGGCAGGATTCGGGGCAGGAAAGGGCGCTAGACGTGCTGACAGGGATAGGGCCTGTTTTGATGTTGCGGGATACCGGAGTCAGGTGGACATATTGCATTTCTTGCATATCCCTATTCTGCAGCGAAGTTGACAATGACGACATGCAAGCCGCGAATATCGGCAAGCAAGGCGCATTTTTCACGGGCCGATTCGGCTTGTTGCAGCGTCATGCGCGGCAATTTGAGCGCAACGAGTCCGTGAGTCTTTTCAACGGCGAGTCCGTAGGTTTTACGCATGGTGTATCCTTTCTAGCTAGGTTTGGACAGATAGGGATTGACAGTCAACCTGCGAAATGACGCAAGCGACGAATCGTCAAATTGTGTTCCATATAGACCGTCAGTTTGCCAAGATTGATTCGCGTCATGCAATCTTTCGACTGGATGTTGAATCCGTTGCTCTTGTATTTCCGCAAGCGGACGACCCCTTTGTGTCCAAAGAAATTGAACCGGAAACCTTTGGTTCCGTCATTCAGGGGTTTGGCGGCACAGATCAGGAAAAATTTCATAGCGTTGACTCCGTTGTCAGGTTGATTCGATTACAGGATGTAAACAAGATAGCAGATAGACAAGATAGCAGCAAGGCCGATAGAGTCTTTGATCGCTTGTCGTATCATCTTGTTTCCTTTCTTGTTTCGCTTTCCTTGCATTGTGTATCGCATACCGATTCCGATTCGCCAAGCGGAAAAATAGCTATCTCGCAAAAAATTTGACTATATAAGTATAGGGAAAGAAAAGCGGATTAGGGCTTGCAAAGACAAGCGAATCGGTCTATATACAATCCAGAACCGGGGAAAGCCCGGCTGGGGTCGCTATGCGATTCGCAAAAAACACCCCGCATGGCCATAGGCCAGAGGACGCTAGCTTGCTAGCTTAAAGAGGCTGCGCGAATGAAATAGTGTGACATATTTATCACATACATACCTGCCATACTTTAGATAACGCGCAATTTTATTGCGTGAAACAAGTGTGAAACAACCATTAATTAAATACTGTTTCACGGATGTTTCACGCAACTTTATAATCACGACAAAATCGAGCGTGTTAAGGGTATTTACATCGCTTTTTCGACAATATCGACAGGGTTTGTCGTGTATAAATGTGCGGGATAGCTGCTTGACCCCCACAGTGGAAAATGATCGCTTGACAGAATCACCCCTACCGTGGGAAAAGATCAGTGTGACGTACACCCCACCGAGGGAAATTGGGGAAAGATATGAACGACTACAGCGAAGCTGTTCCTATTGGCTTTCGCCAATGTTGCAAGATCATCGACAACAAAGTACAGGCCAAGTTCAAAGACATCTTGGTCACTGAGGAAGGTTTCTGGTACACAGTGCATATCTGTTACTGTAAAGTCTGTGGATCACTGGTAGAAAGCAGGAGTTGGATTGAGTAAGGAAGTCTCTTATCATAGTCACTACGGCCCCGGTGGTCGTTATTGCAACTGCTGTGGACCAGCACCTAAGCACAGGAAGAAACATGACCGGATAGTCAAGAAACGTATGAAGATTGCAGCGATGAAGGAAGAACTGAAAAGTTTGACAAACCTCAACGAATCGCCTATAAACGATAATTGAGAGTTATAGCTTGGAGACGATACAATGGGAGATCAAGAGGACTTGTTCATTGCACACGCTGCATTGATCTTGAGACAAGACCTTGGCACTACTGTTGCTCAGGCACGGTTCAAAGCTTGGTGCGAAGGCCCTGTAGGCTATGCTAAACGTCTGGTCAAAGAAGCTGAGACTAAGGATAACGATGATGACCTCTAAGACCTTCACTAAGACCCAAGAACTTGACCTTCTTGTTGCCCTTCGTAATGCGTATGAGTGTGCAATGCGTGGCTTCTTCTGCAACAACGACTACCACAGCGAAGCCTTGAAGAAAGAGGTTGACGATCTTCTGGTTTTGTTGCATAAGATTTACCAGAGCGAAGACAACACGAATCAGATGGAGAACTAACCATGAAGACTTACGACAGCTATTCCGAAGTAGAAATGACCGACTGCGTTATCACCTTCGGTATGATGCACGGTGATGGGAAGTGGACATTCTGGCGTGACACTGGTTGGGAGTTCGATGTGACTAAAGAGTGCAAGATCGAGTTTGTCGAAGCTTTTGACCATAATGGTGATCGTTGCACACCGCCTCAAAGTGTCATTGATGAGGCTATGGATATTGCTGATCGTGTTCATTGGGATAATCTGATGGAAGGTAATCTTTAATGATTGCACGAATCACTGATGAAGTGTATCTAGAATAGGAAGATGGAGAGAAAACATGATGTTTACCTTTACTGACGCCCACAATAAACAACTGATGCGTGGTGATGTGTTTAGACTAATTGGTAGGACGACAGAGTTTGTTGTAACTCAACTCTATATGGCTGCTGGTGATATTCCTGCTGTTGTGGGCTGGTCGGTTGATGGTAAATATACTACAACTGCAAGAACTGCTGATGTAATCCTTCTGAGGGAATGTTAAAATGGAAAACAACTACAAGCACCCGATGCGTGACCTTGAGGTTATGGTCTATCAACAGATCAGTGGAAACTCTGGTCCAAAGTACATTGCAAAGTATGAACCTTTCCATGTCTATCCTGTGTTCTTCTCTGGTGACACTGAGGAAGAAGCACGGTTGAAAGCAAAGAAGTTTGCTGATGATGCCGTAGCTACACACGAAGAAACCTATCAGAAGCGCAAGGCTAACGCTGAGAAGGCCCGTGCAGCGCGTGATGCCAAGAGAAAGGAAACTGTCTAATGAATTTCACTTCTGTTGTTAAGCTGATTGATGACCTTCACAAGACAGGGTTTGTTGTTAAGGTTAATGGCTCTATGGATTCTGTTGTTGTAGAGCATCTTGAGACTAAGATTAAGTCTTATCCTTTGTACTCTCAGACCGAGGCTAAAACATGGGCTGCTGGTTTCTTGGCACGACACAAGAAAGGAAACTGAATGACCACTCTAACTAAAGAGGCACCAAAGACAGCCGCACAGAACAGGAAATGGGAAGCAGGGAAGACTTATCGCTGCATCCTGTCCAAGTCTCCCGGCTACAAAGAAGGTGTGTTGTACACGGCTTACAAGAACGCTGATGGCATCGTGTGCCTGAAAGGTTCTGATGGGTTTGAAGACTGGTGTAGTATGCTTGTGTCTGGTTTTGTCGATGTTACAGCTAAGGAAGAAAAAGCTTCCCGAATCGCTCTGACTACTGTATAAACTCCTTATGGAAACGGAGAACTGAAATGAAACTCGAAGTTGGTAAGTATTACGTCCTCGCATCGGGTCAGGTTGTTGGACCTTTGTTCGATGAAGTTGGTGAGTCTAAAACTGTCTATATGTCCAACGACAATGTGGATTGCTTTATGCCTGTCTGGAAAGAAGATGGTTCCGCAGACTTTTTCGTGTGGTCAGAAAATAATCCTGCACACAATATCGTCAAAGAGTTTGACGAATCACTCTGAACCCTGTATAAACTAACTCACAACAGCAAAGGAACTGAAAATGCTGAACCCGTTTGTTACGACTGAAACCAAAGAAGTCAAGACCATCAACTATGTCAAAGATGGTTACTTGAGCAACAGTGCAAAGATCAGTGTTGTTGCTTCTGGAAAAGAGCAAGTCGCCCTTGTCATTGGTGCAAGCTTTGAACACAGATCTGCCTGCTACTTTGGCAAGGAGTCTCTGCTTGAACTGGCAGAAACCCTGAAAGAAATCGCGGAAGCCCTCTGAGAAAGGTAAATCAAATGACAAAGTTCGTCAAAACTGAGACTGTCACCACTAAAAAGGTTGTCGATGCCATCAACGTAAATGGTCCGGGCGGATGCTATATGAGTTTCAAAAAAGTTCCGTATAGCCAAAATACCTTTCAAATTGTGATTGGTGCAAACTTTGAAGATAGTTGTGCAGCCTTCTTTAACAAAGGCAGTCTTAAAGAGTTGATTGACATTCTGCAAGAAATCCACGACACTCTGTAAACAACGAATCGAAGGAAGGATAGAACATGGAAGTTCAAGAAAAGACCCTTAATGTCACCACTGTTAAGGACATCATTAAAGCCCGTGGCACTCGTATCTGCACTGTGACTTTCCTCAAGACCGATGGTTCGGTTCGTGTTGCAAACGGCCTGTTCCGTCCTTCCTCTCACATCGTTGGGTCGGAGCAAGGTTTCCGTCAGTCCGAGCAGATGAAAGCGCGTGGTCAAATCCCCTTCTATGACTTGCAGAAGAAAGCTTGGGTGTCGTTCTACGTTGATCGTGTGGTTGACATCCGTTGATGTCTGGACTTTGCTTCGCAAAGGAAATTCGATAATAAAAGGTTGAACAGAAAGGAAAAACTATGTTCAAAATTGGAGACTTCGTTAAAGGTAATGATAAGCATTGCAACCCTGAACGGATGGAAGACCTTGGGGTTGTAGTTGGAACCCCGGATGGTGAATATGGGTTGTGGGTATGTTGGACATCTGACTTGTCCAAGCACTATGCAGAGGCTTATGAACTGACTCTCGTAAAGGCTACGTTTTGACACCTAAAGGATTGACTGTAGAACAACAGCTATTGGTGCCTATAACGGCCTACATCAAGCAACTGGAACAACTGGCAAGCGCTTATGAGTGGGACGGAGAACTTGACAAGTGCGATGCTGTTCTGGTAGAACTACAAACAGTTAGAGAGTACCAAATAGAATCAGGTAGCCTCTACTACCCAATGTTTTGAGAAGGATAACGACAATGCGTTTCCTTGAACGCTTCTACTGCTACCAATGTGAAATGTGGATTGAGTTTCCAGAAGACATGTGCCTAGAGTGCTTTAGTGATAGGATGGGTATCGACTATGATGAGGATGACTACAGCGATGAAGACTGACTACATGGAAATCTCTCTTGGATCGGACTGGTTCGACTACTTCAATGTAGAAGACCACTATCTGATCCTTGAGGAATACTATCTCTAACAACAGACTATGTTCCCTAGAGGGTATCTTTGTAGTATCTATATCAAATAGACTATGAGTACCTTCTAGGGTATATGTATATAGGGAACCGTGGCGGAAGGGTTCTTTTAGTAAGTAGGTGTGTAGTTCATGGTTGTCAAGACCCTCTGAGAAGAAAATTTTTCTTGACTAAGCTAGATACACAGTCTATCTAGGGCACTCTCAAGAGCAAAAGTGAGAATCAGATGAACATCGAAAAACTGGAACAGGTCGAACAGTGGCTTCTCGCTGGCGCTCCTGAACGTAAATTCAATATGAACAAGCTGGTAGAAGTGCCGGACGGTCAGAGAGAAAACTGGTGTGGCACTACTTGCTGCATCGCTGGATATGTATATCAACAAGAGGTTCCCTTTAATCAAAATCAACATAACAAGGACTTTACTGGTTGGGATGTCGTTGAAAACACTGCTGCCGAAGCTCTTGGCCTAGATTGGGGTGTAGCAAACCGTCTGTTCTATCCATCAAATAGTGGCTTTAGCTACGCTGGTTCTTGGGGTGAAATTAAACCTCAAGAAGCAGCACAAGCTGTCCGTAACGTGATTGAACAGGGCGAACCCCTGTGGGAAACGATCCTTGATTTTGATGAGGGATACTGAAAGGTCTTCTACAAGCAATAACCCCTTCCGTGGAAATGGAGTGTCTTATGTCTGAACGATACGGTAACAGAAAAGTCTCAAAGATGATTGCTGAATGGCGTCATTTGGTAGAGGTTGCACGGGCAGAAGGCACCCCTAACATCCAAGATGCTCTGGACAAGGTTGAATGTCATATTGACTATGCCTATATGATGGCTTCAACACAAGGAAATAAGAATGAGTGATTACGAAGTAAAGCATCAACCTTGCCCTTTTATTTCCTGCGGTTCTTCTGACGCTTTCAGCTACAATGAACAGCACAGGTATGGGTACTGCCACAGTTGCGGAAGTGCCTATCCAAAGAGGAAGATGAAGGTGTTTGAGTGGGCGCTTGATAAGTATCCATTGAAGAACGGGAAAGAAATGAGCAACAACGAAGACAACGATTTTATTGAGAAGGAAGAACCCAAAGGCACTTGGGAGTTTCGTGGGCATAGGAAAGTCACTTCCTCGACCATGACGTTCTATGGTGTCAAATCGTTTGTTCAGGACGATCTTCCTGTCAAACACACATACGTCTATCCCGATGGGTCTTCTAAGACACGCTTCTTCCCGAAAGAGTTTTCTACTGCTAACGGGTTCAAGAGTGACCGACTGTGGGGTATGGACAAGTTTCCTGCTGGATCAGCTAAGGCTGTTACCATTACGGAAGGTGAACTTGATGCTATGTCAGCCTTCCAGATGCTTGGCAGCAAGTATCCTGTTGTGTCGTTGCCCTCTGCTACTCCTAGCAAGAAGCTTCTGGAAAACTGCAAGGATTGGCTTGGTTCCTTTGACAAGATTTACCTGTCTTTGGATGCTGACGACAAGGCTGAACGGTTTGCTCTGAACCTCATGAACCTGTTTCCGGGTCGTGTCTATAAGGTTCCTCATGATGTCTATAAAGACGCTAATGAGTTCCTTATGGCTGATGCTGGCGACAAGTTTCGTAGTGCTTGGTATTCGTCTGGTGTGTTCACCCCTGACAATATCTATGCTACTGAGGAAGACTTTCTCGAACTGCTGCACGATACACCGGACCATGCTTATGTTCCGACCAATATCTATGCACTGGATGAGAAAATCCTTGGGATCATGCAGGGTCACTTTACAGTTATCAAGGCTCCTACAGGCATTGGTAAGTCAGAGTTTATGCGGTATCTGGAATACAACTTCATCAAGAACTATCCTGATGTGAGGTTCGCTACTTGGCATCTGGAAGAAACCAAACTTCGTTCTTTGCTTGGTGTAGTATCCTATTACCTAAACGACAACCTGACACGAAAAGACCTGATTTCTGAAAAGAATCGCTTGCAAGATGTTGAAATGGCGATTAAACACATCACTCAGAAGACGGGTTATATGCAGTTCCACCTTCGGGAAGAAGATGGTGCTGATGAACTGATCGAACAAATCCGTGTTCTGACACAGGTGTATGGGTGCAAATATGTGTTCTTTGAACCAATCCAAGACGTTGTTACAGTATCTAGTGACGACAGCAAAGAAGCTATTCTGGCGGATTTGTCTGTTCGTTTGTCCAAACTTGCCGCTGATCTGAACATCGGTATTGTTACCATTGGTCACACCAATGAGAATGGTGACTTCAAGTATTGTAAGATGATTGGTCAACGTGCTTCGGTTATCATTGACCTTGTGCGTGACAAGGAAGCGACAGATATGCTAGATCGTAACACGACCAAGCTTATCGTCAAGAAGAACCGCCCTTGTGGGCTTGAAGGTGAAGCGGGTGAGTTGTTGTTCAATGGTGACACGTTCACTCTTGCAGAGAAAGGAAGTGGCTGGTAATGGATGAAGATTTTGAGCAGTGGCTTGATGGGTGGATGGTTGCAGAAACCCGCAGAGAGTTTGCTAAAAAGACTGGTGCAAACTTTGATGACCTTCGGTGGGCCTTTCTTTCTGGATACATCAGCGGTCAACAGAGTATGATGGAGAAAAAATGAAGATCATCGTTCTGGACAGCGAAACAGACGGTTGGGTTGAGAATGTAACAAAGCTTCACTGTGTAGCTTGGACAGAAGACGGTGAGACGTTTCATCACACTAACGACCAAGCAAAGATAAGAGAAATCTTGTCGCAGGAAGATACTAGGATCGTGTGTCACAACGCTGTCCGATACGATCTTCCTGTATTCAATAAGCTGCTTGGTACGAAGCTGACCTATCTTAACTTCATCGACAGTCTGGCCTTGTCTTGGTATATCAACTACGACAGGTCATCACACGGTCTTGAAAGTTATGGTATCGACTATGGTGTTCCTAAGCCAAAGGTCGATGATTGGGAGAACCTGACCTACGAAGACTATGCACATCGTTGCGTAGAAGATGTTAAGATCAACTGGCGTCTCTGGAAAGAGTTGGAAGGCAAGCTTATCAAGCTGTACGGTTCGCTTGAGAAGGCTATGAAGATCATCGACTATCTTGGTTTCAAGATGGACTGTGCAAGGGAAGCAGAGGAAGTCGGTGTTCGTCTTGATGTTGAACGGGCGCAGAGGAATTACGACGAACTTGAACACCTCCAAGAGGAAAAGTTCAAGGAACTGGTAAAGGCTATGCCCAAGCAACCTGTGTATAAGACGTTCAAGCGTCCTGCACAGAAGATCAAGAAAGATGGCACTCCTACAGAGGCTTGGAAGAAATGGTTGGCCGTTCTGTTTCAGGCAGAATTGCCCTCTGACTACGACAAAGATGAAGTGGGGTTGGTTGTTGATTGGGAAGATGCAAACCCAAACAGTGATCAACAAGTTAAAGATTGGTTGAACAAACTTGGTTGGGAACCTCAGACATGGAAGTACGACAAGAATAAGAAGACTGGTGTAGAGAAACGTATCCCACAGATCAGGTATCCAGCAACACATGCGGAAGCTGGTCAACTATGCGAGAGCGTTCTAAAGCTTAAAGAGAAAGCCCCCGGAGTAGAAATTCTAGAGGGTCTTACTGTGATCCGTCACAGAAAGGGTTTCTTCAAGGCTTTGCTGGTTGGTCACAAGGATGGTTGGCTGAAAGCTTCTGTCGCTGGTCTAACCAATACACTTCGTTTCAAACATGCCAAACCTTTGGCTAACATCCCCAAAGTGGAAAAGCCTTGGGGCGGAGAAATCCGTGGCTGTCTGATTGCACCAGAGGGTTTTGACCTGTGTGGCGCTGACATGGTTTCCCTTGAGGATACCACTAAACGTCATTACATGAAACCCTACGATCCTGACTACGTTGAGGAAATGTCTAAGCCGGGGTTTGATCCCCACCTTAATCTTGCTGTATTCGCTGGTGCGGTTACTGCTTGGGAAGTCGAACAACATAACAAGGGTGAAATTAACCTAAAACCTGTCCGCAGTAAATACAAGGCTGCTAACTATTCGTGTGTGTATGGTGTTGGTGCTGCAAAGCTTGCAAGGGAAATTGGTGTTACTGTTCCCGAAGCGGCTTCCATCATCAAGGCATATTGGGAACGTAACTTCTCTGTTACCAAAGCGACAGAGAGTTTTGTTGTCAAGATTGTCGGTAATTCCATGTGGTTGTTGAACCCTGTGTCTGGTTTCTGGCACAACCTTCGTTCTGAGAAGGACAGGTTCTCTACTGCTAACCAATCAACGGGTGTCTATTGCTTTGACACTTGGTTGTTCTTTTGTCGTAAGGCTGGTGTCAAGGTTGCCATGCAGTTTCACGACGAAGTAGGTTTCTATGTTCCGAAAGTTACCTCTGAATTTACAGAGGGTGTTCTTAAAGGTGCGATCAGTAAGACTGACGACAAACTCAAATTG